CTTACATCGGCCGAATTAGCCGATTACAGACGTCGAGAGTCAGTAAATCCTAAAGTAGAAATACCAAAGGTAGATTCATTGAAACGTCTAGTCAGTTTTATAGATTTTTATAAAACGGCATAATTATGAAAATTAAATGTGAAATTTGCGAAAAAGAGTTTGATAGATTTATCCACTGGAGGCATTTGCGTGAACACGGATTAACCAGTGATAATTATAAAAGTAAGTATGGCAACATTTCAATTCCAGGTAAATTTACGTTGCCCGAGGAAAGAAAAAATAAAATATCCCAAGGGGTAACGCAATACGCAAACAATAATTCTAATGTTATGCGTGATCGCACAGCAAAAGCGATAGCAACAAAAATTAAAAACGGCTACGATTTTGGGTCTTCAATGCGTGGCAAGAAACAGTCTGAGTTTTCGAAACTTAAAAGCAGTGAAACTATCAAAAAAGTAAATGAGCAACGAAGGCAGCAATCAGATATTAAAATTTCGCAGGCAATTATCGCAGCAAACTTAGTTTTAGAAAATAATTTGTCAGACGCGGTCTTCAAATTACATTGTGTAAATTGTAACTCAAGTTTTAATTTCACCAAGCAATATTTACAACCGTCAAAATTTAAACTTGAACTATGCCCTACTTGTTATCCAAGAAAAAAACCAACAAGCGGAAAAGAAAATGCAATTTATACTTTCGTTAAATCAATATGCCCATCAGCAGTTCAATCGTATAGAAGCAAATATCATAGTAAAGAGATAGATATTTTTGTTCCAGAATTGAATATTGGGATTGAGTTTAACGGCCTATATTGGCATTCAGAAGATGTTCTGGAATCAAATAACCGTAGTAAATTATCAGATTTAGAAAAAATGAAGTGGGCTAACGAAAACAATATTAGACTAATACAGATTTTTGAGGACGAATGGGATTTACATCAGGACATAGTTAAGAGTAGGTTATCAAGTATTTTGTGTGTTACTCTGCCAAAGATTTTTGCCAGAAAGTGTCAAGTAAAGAAAATTTCCGGGCATTGTGCTGCGGTATTTTGTGACACAAATCATATTATGGGTACTGGTAGAAGTAACGCATGTTATGGGCTGTTTTTTGATGAAAAACTTGTTTCAGCAATGACTTTTTCTAAATCAAATTTGTCTAGAAAAATATCATCTTGGGAGTTAAATAGATTTTGCTCCTTGGTGAATCATCAGGTAGTTGGTGGAGCAAGCAAGTTATTTGCTGCGTTTTTGCGAGAGGTATCTCCATTATCAGTGATATCATATTCAGACAACAGATGGAGTAATGGCGGAGTGTATTCAGCAATGGGATTTAAAAAATTAACCAACGGAACTCCTAATTACTGGTATGTTAAACCCAACTACCCAGCTCGAATTCATAGATTCAATTTAAGAAAACCTGCCAATTTTCATTCTGACATGACAGAACGAGAATTGCGGGCAAGCGAGGGATATTTTAGAATATGGGATTGCGGAAGTAGCAAATGGGTCTGGACCGCTAACTCATAAAAAAATTATTTTTGGTTTAGTTCGCATACGACTAAATAGTTATATGAAAGACCAAATTACAAAGTTTCTGTTAGACTGCTCGACAAAAATGCGGCAAAGAAAAATCAAAGTGAAAGATGATTATTGCAAGTGGCTTAATCACGAGTATCCTAAGGTATCACTTGCCGGGCAAATTAATGCTATCCTTACTAACAGTTCGCCATATTGTTCAGTCTGCGGGGAGCCAGTTAAGACAGTAGGCAAAAAAACGTGCTCACTGCTATGCCGCAGCAAGATGGTTAATACAGGCGAAAGAGTCAAAAAGCAAAAAGAAACACTTCGAAAAAAATACGGGGTCGATAACATACGCAACGTCGACGGTGCTGAAAATCGTAGAAAAGAATCTATGATTAAAAAATATGGAGCATTGGTATCTGATGTAACACGGCAAAAAGCAAAAGAGCGTAGTGGTGAACTTCAGACTAAAGGTCGTAAGACGCTAACTGAAAAATATGGGGTTGCAAACCCAAGTCAGTTAGCAGACCATAGAGAAAAATGTATTTCAACACTAAATGCGCATTACCAAGTTAGCAACTATTTTATGTCGGCAGAGTTTAAGCAAAAATCAATAGAGCAAGCTGCCATTAAATGGGATTCTTTTGTGCCAAATACTATTGAAATATTAGAAATAGCAGATCCTGGTGAGAGCAAAACTGCTATTTTTGACAATCCAAACAAGTTAATTAAGTTTAAATGCATTGTATGTAACTCTGTCGAGGAAGTTCCATCAGAAACAGTCAAGTGGAGAATACAAAATACTGGCACTTGCTGTTATTCCTGCAGTGGGATGAGCAAGGGCTCCGTAATGGAAAATGATATCAGAAAATTCATTCATTCTCTTGGGTTCTCAACTTTGGATAATAGTAGAGATTTAATTTCTGGTAAGGAAATAGATATATATGTTTCAGAAAAAAATGTTGGGATTGAATTTAACGGATTATTTTGGCATAATGATTTACGGGTAAGTAAGCATTATCATTTAGAAAAACTAAACTTGGCCACTAGCAAAGGAATTCGACTAATACAAATATTCGAAGATGAATGGCTACATCAACCTGAAGTAGTTAAAAGTAGGTTAAAAAATATTTTGGGCATAACTGGGCGAAAAGTTTTTGCTAGAAAATGCATCATTAAAGAACTATCATTTAATGAAGAACGAGATTTCTTAAGCAAAAAACATTTACAGGGATACAGCAAATCTTCAGTTAAACTTGGGTTATTTCATAATAGTGAACTACTATCAGTTATGACTTTTTCAAAGCCAAATATATCAAAAGGGCAAAAATCAGAACCTGGATGTTGGGAGTTACTGCGGTTCGCAAACGATATAGATACAACTGTAGTTGGTGGTGCTAGCAAACTATTACAGCATTTCATTACTAACTATTCCCCTTCTAAAATTATTTCATTTGCTGACAAAAGATGGTCACAAGGTAATCTATACTCTAAACTTGGATTCACTTTTGTTGCAGATACTACTGAAAACTATTGGTATATCAACTCACGAGAGGTGAAAAGAATCCACAGATTTAATATGCGAAAAAGTGAAGATGATGATCAAGCAAAATCTGAATATGCGAATAGACTTGATCAAGGGTATTTGCGGATATGGGATTGCGGAAGTAGCAAATGGGTCTGGACCGCTAACTCATAAAAATAGGGGCTTTCGCCCCTATTTTTCTATTACTGGACTTACTTGCCAGATGATTTAATACCACCCGGATTTTTCAATCTGATTGGAATGTAAATAAATTCAACTGCCTTCATAGGTTCAATGGCAACGTCAACGTATAACTCATTACGAGCAATACGTGCGTTATCGTTATTCGACTCATCGCAAATCACCAAGTAGTCGTACACACCGCGTTTAACAATCAAATCATTCAACGCATTAGAAATAACTTGCTTAACTTGGTTGCGGGTAATTGCATCATTTGGCTCAAACAAGAACGCATCAGTAGCGTGAGCTAAAATAGTTCTTATGTAGTTAATCAATCTAGCGACGTTAACACGATCCATTGAGCTCGAATATCCTTGACGTGTTTTGTTACCAAAGTTAACTAGGCCAACTGCTGGAAGCAATGTCAATGGGTTAATGTTCAGTTGATACAAAGCATCGCGTAAACCTTGGTTAACACCATTACGCACAAAACTACCGTTAGCTGGATTTACATACCCAATGTCAGTCGCATTGTCAATCAACCCGCGACGTAGACCAGCGTAAGCAAACCATGGATACGACACATAATCGCTCTTGATAGCAGCACGCAAAATCATATGGCTTGGAGGCATGACGATTGTGTTACCTTGTAAGTCATTAGCCAAACCACTTGGATAGTAAACACCCAGGTATGGATCGGCAGTTGACAAGCCTTCACCAGTTGAGTTGGTTGACCAAGCCGTAATGTCCATAACTTTGGCTGGCAAATCCATTGGCGTGTCACCGATGATGAAGCCAGTGTTTTTGCGATCGTTGTTCAGCATCACCATGTTACTGATCAGCTCTGGATAGCCCGGAGCAGCAAGCAAGTTAAACGCAAAACTTTCTTCACGAACTGTTTCGTTGCCGTCAAGAGCTGCTTTCATTGCGCGTGTAATCATCACACGTTGAGCGTGTCTACCAGCGTATGGAGAGCCATCGTTCTTCAAACCACTTGATGTTACCCATGTGGCTTTTTGTGCGGGTAGTACGGAAGCGTTTGGATAAGCAATATCGTTGAAGTAGTTGGAAACGAAATGTTTCACATTGTACCCGCTGCGGCGCAAGTTAAATAGCAGTGTACCGCGTGGGTATAGTCTGTAGTCTGGAGCATCCAAATCAGTGTAGTTACTTGTGAGCAAATCTGAAATCTTAGGTAGTGCGCCAGCAACTGGATCAGCAGTGCCATTTAAATCCCACCGTGCGTCCGCAAACACGATACCATTTTGTGTTACGACGTCAGTATTATCAACTAACTGCCACTTTGTACCAGTGTAACGAGAAATTACTGGAAAGTGATCTAAATCACCTGTGTTGATCCACAAGTCGCCCTTAACTAACCCATTACCAGTGGATTGTGTCAACGGTGCGGTTGGTGATAGTAAAACGCCCTGTGGGTCAGTTTGCTGCAAGTTGTATCCGCGAGCGTCATTAGGCACGTTACGATAGCCCTTCCAACCACTTGCGTCATTCACCATAATGTCAACATCCAGTGGACTGTTGTAGAACCACAGTGTGCCATCAGCTGGAGCAGTGTATGGCTTGCTTGCGGAGTAGGTGTATACCAATGGTTTAAAGTTTGACAGTTTTAGTGATGTACTACCTGGTACTGTTTCCACGTTCAAAGTAGCTGATGTAAATCCAGCGGTAATTAGCGGTGTTCCGATTATATTTTCTAACGTAATAACTCCACCTTGAAGATGTGATATTGTTATTGAGCCGTCGCTGTTTAACTGTGCCGTAATATCGGGCATAAATGCACCAAGAATACTGTTTACAAATGCTTCACTGTCTGTTCCAGTTAAAGTAATAACCTTTGCTTGAATAGCTTGAACACCAGGAGTAGAATATCTAACTCTGAACTGATCACCAGGAGTAAACACTGATGGGGTCAGTGGTGCGGTTCCAGTAACTGACATTGCACCAGATTTAGTTTTAATGTATGGTTTAAAAGAGGAAGTGTTATTGCCCAAATAGTCTTGGTGAATATAGATAGTCCCTGCTTCAATGCCAAAACCGCCTGCACCTGGATCTAAATCATATATTGCATCTGATTCAGATTGATATATAGGTGTGGTTTGTGTATTCCAAACATTTGCTTCGGAATCGTATTTTTTAAATACCAATGATGCTCCGCCACCTAACACTGATGTTTTCATCCACACACTACCAGATGGGCGTGGTTGTGAATCGCTAGCTCTCCAATCTGGGACACCAACATAACCGCCATACTGCATTGCTGGTGGATAAGATGTAACTGGTGTTCCAGTAATGTTAATGCCCATAGCAGCTTCAACTGAGCCTGCAGCAACAATTAATTTGCCATTCAATGCTGCTGATGTAGCATACAACTCAACTCTATCATTTACCACTGCTGCCGTAACGCCTGAGATAGCGGCTGAATTAATATTGGCTACTGCTGAATAAGCATCCGACCCAGTCAATGTTACTACCACATTGTTCAATGTAACCGTGCTACCTGGAGTCAATACCATCCCAGTAACTGATACAGTGCCAGTCAAAGTTGGGAAGGCGTCTTGCCATTGTTGACTGCCAACTTGAACCCAAATGTTATCTTTGCGTTTGTAGAAAATATAGTTGTTTGAGCTATTGGCAACAACCGCGTAGGAACCAACTTGGCCAACAGTGGACACAGGGGTTAAAATACCACTGTTAGAAAATGTTGACGCTGATGATGTAATAACCAATGGCGACACTGAAGTAAACTCTTGGGCAGTGGCATCCCATTGGAAAATACCCCATTTTGTGTTGGTTAAGTCTAACCAGTAAGTACCGTTGGCTGGTTCACCTATTGGTCGAACTGCTGTACCCTCTAGCTGTGCCAAGTCAATATCAGCACGGATAATAAACATTCTGTTTACTGTTCCAAGAGCGCTGTATGCGGTCATCAACCCGTATTCATTTAACTGGTGGCCGTGTAATGGCGTACCTGCTGCACTTTCTTTAAATTCTGGATAACCAAAGTTAGTAATCAAATCGCGCTGGCTTGTAACTGCAAGAAGCTTGCCAGCATTTACTTTGGTAGAGTATTGAGCAATGGAGCCATTGAACAACTTATTTTCTGCAGTAGCCATAAGAATGAATGGCACTGTTCCAACTGCAGTGGAAACATATTGGCTTTCGTCAATGACGGAAATTTCTGAGCCTGGTGATACTAACATGGGAATAACTCCTTAAAACATAGTTAAAAGTATTTATCTGATGGCATGAAAAATCACTCATTTCAATGCTCTTTGGCAAAGGGCCGTGCTAAATACAGCATGAATCAACGTAAAATCTGCCCGTGTTGCGGGATTAGACCAGTGGCCGTCAACTACTACAAGGGTGAGGTGGCGCACTATCGCACCAAGTGCGATCAGTGTCATCGCGCTCGTAGGAAGCCGCTACCTGCTGGGTGGGTCCGCAGCGGGTATAAGAAGATGGATCACTGTGAGCGGTGCTCGTTCAGGTTCAAGACTGAGCAGCAGGCCAGTGTCCATCACATTGACGGCAATGACTACAACAATGACTGGAGCAATCTGAAAACCATCTGCGCTAATTGTAGCATAGAGTTAGCGCAGAGTGGAGCTAAATGGCAACACAATACTGGTGGTGGTCATCGTCGTATTCTGCCAGATTTTTAGTGGCTGCTCGTGGGAGCATCATGTCTACGACCTTGAAGAGTGACTCAAGGGTGCCATTGTTGAGGATGATGGTGTCAAACGAAAAGGCTGCCCAGTCCCATTCAGAGCGGTGGATGCCCAATGCCGTCATAGCGTCTGCTGCCGTAGGGTCAGTGTTGGCAGATACTGCGGTCTCCCACCATGACGGTAACTCACCGCGCTGAACCTGGATTGTAGTCGCTCCAATATTTTCAAGCATTGCTAGCTCGTTCATGAACCGTGCATCACTAACTACGACATTTTTGTCAGCCATGGTTATCAGCTTTTTTTCAAGGCTTGCGATCCAAATCTCGTCTGAAAATCCTTGGCGGCACACTTCTGTCCCCCAGTGCTGTAACACCCAGCGTGGGGTTAGTGCGGGCATGCCCAGTCGTTTAGACCACCATTGATCTACCTTCTCTCGTTCTGCTCTTGCATGCGGCGTCTTGCCCTCAAGCATAACCCTGTCCCATCCAAACACTGCTGCCACTGCGTCCTTCAGTGTATCAGCGAACGATGCCCGTAAAAATCCGTGCTCTTTAACCAGGTAGTCAGAGACTGTGTCTTTGCCAGAACCGATCAAACCTGAAAGTGAAATGATTGCCATATTTTTGAATCCTGTATTACAGGTTAAGTATAGCAGAGTGGCGGCGGGTAGGTCAACAGTTTTGACTAACTGTTTTTGCCGTATTTGCGCGTATTTCCTAACACTGGAGATTGCTTGTTAGTGGCAGGCGGCTCACGAGAGGTTGAGGTTGAGATCTGATTGCTCTGATTATTTTTGCCGTAGTCCGACAGTGCCATTTTTAGCGTTTCTTCCTCTTCTGGTGAGCGGCATACGACTACCATATCCTCACCAAAGTTGCTTTCGTTCTCGTAAGCTGCAACCTCGTTATTAGCCCGTGCCCTAGCACTTGCCATAGTGACTCCAAAGCGATATTGGGTGTATGGATCTTGACTTTTCAACCCAGGCAAGACAAAGGTAGCAGGCATTGGATCAGCCTGATTACTTGGTAATAAGCCTTCTGGTAGGAATTCTGATGCTCTCATAATATGTTTAACCTATTATGAAGGTAAGCGGGGAACTGCCGTCACCGTATTTGTTCAGCTCATCCATCAGTGCTTCCATTTCTGCTTTAGCTTCTGTTTTCAACGCTGTTCCGTTCAATGTTGATCCGCCTTGCGGGCCAGCGATGGTCGCAAACTTCTCTCTTGCCTCACCCAGCATGTGCTTTGCCATACTGTAAGCATACTCTTGAATCCACAGGTTGGATCTGTTGTCATTCAGTATCGCATCATCTGGTTTGTAGTTATACACCCAAAGCAGCACGTTCTCTGCGTCTGATGGTATCCTTCTAGCGATAGTCAGTTTGCGGGTTGCTTCGTTAAAGGTAAAGTTGATATAGCCGCCAAACATTGTCATTGCTAGCTTTTGGTAATCAACGAACAGTTCATAGCTAGTTAGCCCACCAACGCGGCCAGCCGCTAGCATGTAAGTGTTTAAAAACCCAGAACTAAATGGCTCAAACTGGCTGGTATTTGACAGTCCGCCCACACCGCTTCTAAAGATTTGCCGCACTGAAATAATCTCTCGTGGCAGTATATACTCTTGAGTTTCTTTAGTTAGGGTTAGGAATGCGTATGATTCTTCTACCGCGTGTTCTGTTCTGGCACGATATCGTTTTAGTGCCTGCTTGATCGCTTCCATGTAATGCTCACGATCGAGCTCAACATCAATCATTTGATCACCAAGCCGCAGCTTGATGTAATCAATGATTTCAGTTTTAAGATCAGTTACTTGCTGAAATTCGTTAGTTGGCAATGATGGCATAGTTATCCCTTACACTTATGGTATTTAGCCATTTGTGTAAGTAGTTAACTGATCACTGCCTCTTGGCGGTTGCCACATTTTAGCAGCATAAGCAAGTATTTTTCAGGGTGCATTGGGTTGCCGTAAGAATCATGGCTGATTTTGCGGAAGCATGGGCTACAAAAATCACCAGAAAACCCAAAATACCCCCTACACGACCACCATTGCTCTTTTCGACTGTGTATTTTGGGCTTGCTACAGCCCGTGCAAGTTTGAACTCCAGCCATTTTAACCTACCCGAAGCAGTAGTGTCCGATCGTTGATCCGACCGTTTGGACGCACTTCTACGGCACGGATCTCATCCATATAAGTCCGTAGTGCCACTTTACCTGCTTTCATCAGTGCAGTAAGTTGCTCTGACGGTTTCCTAAGAGTCTTCGCAGAGCTCTTGCTCGTGTCAAATCCCACAATCGTGGTTCCTTTCACACTCAACTCCAACGCATACTGATCAGCAACATAGTGAATCAACTTACGAGTCTTTGTGTCGAAGCACCACAGCTCTTTAGCGCCCACGATGTCAACTGGGTGAATGCTCACCATCTTCAGCGGCTTGTCTTCCTTCAAGTATTTCAGCTTGGAAATAACTTTATCTTTAGACATTGGCTTTTTAACACGGACAGTAGCCTTTTTCGTAGCTTTCTTGACATGAGCATAGCTATCCAAGTCAGCCATCAGTTTCACATAAAACTCGCCAATGCGTTTGAGATCAGCTTTTTTAAGATGTGAGTAGGCTTCGGTTAGTTGAGCATCTTTGCCGTTGACATACTCTGTGATTTCGTCAATCTGGCGTTGAAACACTTTACGGATCTTTCCAACTTGCGACTGTGCTACACCCTTGGTAGTCAAAAACTCGTAAATGTTGATTTCAACTGGCTCTTTGTTAAACACACGGTCAACTTGACCTTCAATCTCGCCAATAATTTCAGCAGTTTTTTCAGCAAGACGATCTTGAATAGTAAGCGGGGCAATAACTGTTCCAGTTGCCGATTTTTGCTTTGCTCGTTCAGCAGCGCGAGCTTCAAGAGCAGGCTGAATCAGCTTTGTCATATGTGCCAGCAGTTGGTCGCGATGGTTTTCACGCATCGGCATGCCCATAGACACGGATTTAACTAGCCCGCAAAAGGTCATAGGGGTAAGATATGGATCGGTGTCAGCGTATGCTGCAATCTGCTCAGGTGTCCATTTCGCATTTTCTTTCAACCATTCCAAAACATACTTTTTCAAGTCCTTTTGGTTATAGTTGTAGTTGTAAAAGTTAAGACTTTTGCGCAGATGATGATCAAACTCTTTGTCCTCAAAACATACTGCCCGGTCCGTGTCCCACACCGGTTCACCCAACGCACCATGAGCGCGTGGTGCCCGCTCTTGTTTAGCTTTGGATTTGATTTTGATTCCAGCAACCGTAGCCATAGTTTACTCCAGTTATTTCATTAAAGTCAACATGAAAATCCATTGCTCGAGATCATGTATTTCAGCATTTATAGTGGCAACCGTGGTTGCGACCACCTTTTGACTGTATGTTGTATGATCTCGCCTAGCTGTTATTTCGTGTTCTGACAGTATTTTAACACGATTACCAATATTTGTCAACATTCTTTTCGCGTCGAGCATGTTATTTAGCTGGGTAATGGAGCTTGGTGCATTAATTGTCAAAATCCCAGCTCGCATGCTTGCTTCAAGTTCAGCGCGGACTTTTTGCCAATCAAGACTGTTTGTTATTTCCATTTCTATGTATTATACAGCCAGAATAGTTGATTGTCAAGTATTATTTTGGCTAAATACAACATTGTAGAGGCAAAAATATGAGCAGATTAAGTTTGTGGAAGCCAGAAAAAGGGGCAGATTTTCGCTGGATTGACCGCCAAATCGCAGAAATGTTTGTGGTGGGCGGCACTGGGATTCTGGTCCACAAATATCTGGGTCCAGTGGATCAAGGGCCCACGGGTGACGCCACCCAACCCAGCTACACTACGCAAAGTGTGACAAATATTCAAGATATTTTGTTCCTTGAAAATCGCGACCGTAAGTATGATACCAGTGTCTTTAGTATGCGAGGGATTTACCAGCGTAGTGACAACGATTTTGATCTGTCCCAGTTTGGCATGTTTTTACAGACTGGAACCATTGTGATGACTTTCCACCTCAACGAGATGATCGCTACCATTGGTAGAAAAATCATGAGCGGTGATGTTTTTGAACTGCTTCACTTGAAAGATTACGATGCGTTGAACGATTTCCCAGCAGCACTGAAGCGTTATTATGTTGTGGGCGAGTGTTCGTGGGCAAGTGAGGGGTTTAGCCCAACCTGGTATCCGCACTTGTGGCGCTGTAAACTCAACCCACTCGTTGACAGTCAAGAGTATAAGGGCATTCTCAACCAAATTGCAGTTGATAACAGTGCTGGACCGCAGGGCACCTCAACAGGCAGCACACCGTTGTCAGATATTATGAGCACTTTCAACAAGTATGTGGGTATAAACGAGGCTATCGTTCAGCAGGCTGAAGCAGAGGTTCCAAAGAGTGGGTATGATGTAAGCAAAATATTCAGCCCATACTCTGACGCTGACGGTAATCTTGCCAAGCACGAATCTACTGCCGACGCAATGATGACGACAGCAGATAGTGGGGTCACTGCTGACGCTGCTATTTTTAGCCCAGTCACAGAGCAGAATCCAAAGGGGTATCTGTCTGGTGACGGGTTGGCGCCAAACGGATTGCCAGTCACGGCAGGAGTGTCGTTCCCGTCTGCGCCAGCACAGGGCGACTACCACTTACGGCTTGACTATCTTCCAAACCGTCTGTTCCGCTACGATGGGCATCGTTGGGTCAAGGTCGAGGACAATGTTCGCACCAACCTTACTCCAGGTGCAGTAGGCAACGATACGCTACGCAATAGTTTTGCCAACAATGCCAATACTATTACGCTGGCCAACGGGCGGGTCATTCCGTCAGCACAGCCGCTATCCACGGCTTTGCGCCCACCAACTGATTACTAAGGATAATATGAGCTTAAACACATTCGCATATTCAGGGCAGATTCGACGCTTTTTATTGCAGTTTATACGCGCTTTCAGTCATTTTCAGGTAGAATTCGGCAAAGATTCTAACGGAAATCAGACGCTTCAGCAAGTGCCAGTAATCTATGGGGATTCTTCTGCTCAGGCTGCCTCCATCATCATGGGCAACAGTGAGAACACTACTCCCACTGTGCCCTGCATTGCCTGCTACATTACAGGGCTCGATTATGATCGTGTCCGAGTTCAAGAACCATACCATGTGAGCAAGCTAAACATCAGGGAACGCACCTATGATCAAGCTACTGGCGAGTGGGGACAATCGCAGGGTGGTGCGTTTACGGTAGAGCGTATGATGCCAGTTCCATATAAGCTCACACTCAAAGTTGACATTTGGACTAGCAATACTACCCAAAAGTTGCAACTGCTTGAGCAGATTTTACCGTTGTTTAACCCTGCGTTAGAAATCCAAAGCACAGACAACTACATTGATTGGACCAGTTTAAGCTCAATATTTTTAGTAAACACTGGCTGGACGTCAAGAACTGTTCCAACTGGCGGGGCTGGGCAGCAGATGGATATATTTACTGTAGGGTTTGAGTTACCAATCTGGTTGTCACTACCTGCCAAGGTCAAGCAACTTGGAGTTATTCAGCGTATTATTTCGTCAGTGTTTGATACCAATGGTGATCTCTCGCCGGATCTTACAGATTTGTCATCAGCAACTCTTATGGCGAGGTTAGTGCTGACACCACTTGAGTATGGGCTCATTTACAATAGTGGTATGCTGCAGTTGACCCGCAAAGTAGACAAGATCATTGACACTGTCGACGGGCCTATTGCGTATCTTACTGAAGCGTTTTCATGGCACCGCCTTGCTGAAATATACGGTAGAGCATTACAAGGTGGCATTAGCACAGTGAGACTTGAACAGCCCAATGGCAGCATTCTGATTGGGACAGTTGCCTACCATCCTACTGATCCGTCAAGGCTTCTGTTCTCGCCTATTCCTGACACTTACCCTGCTAATAATCTCGCTCCAATAAACGCCATTATTGACCCCTACAATATGCCAGTTGATCCAACTTTTATCTCTGCCACTGCGGGTAGTAGATACTTGATCTTGAACGACATTGGGTCACACGATAACTTGGAATCTGCCAAAGCATGGAGAGGTGTCAACAATACTAACTTGGTGGCTAAAAACTGTGACATTATTGAGTTTGACGGAAGTAACTGGTTTGTGGCTTTTACTGCTGCTGACGCTGTCGAGGTTAAATACCTTACTAACTTAAAGACAGGGCTGCAGTTTAAATGGACACCAGAAACACAGGAATGGACCAGATCCATCGAGGGGAAATACGACGGGGGAAGTTGGTCAATAGTGCTGTAACTTCAAAAAAGGGAACAGGTGCGTTGATCTATAGTCGCAAAACTAAACGCTATCTGTTCTTGCTCCGCAATGGGCATAGTTATAGTGGCACTTGGGGGTTGGCTGGCGGTAAGGTTAACCCAAACGAAAGAATCATTGAAGCTCTAAATCGTGAAATTCAAGAGGAGATGTGTGTTGATTTGTCTGGGCAAAAAGCCATCCCTATTGAAACATTTACCAGCAATAACCTCAACTTTGTTTACCATACTTTTTTGATTCCAGTAGAAGAGGAGTTCGTGCCAGAGTTAAACAATGAGCATCGTGGCTACTGCTGGGTATTCCTTGAAGATTACCCAAGACCGCTTCACCCAGGTGTGTGGCAATCTTTCAAGTTCAAAAGTATTATTGACAAGTTAAACACATTGGAAAATGTGCTGTAGCGTTACAATGCTTGAATTTTCTCACGAAGAGTAGCATAGGCCGAATCCCAGTTTTTAGGAGTAGTTTGCCGGATGATAGTTAGATTTCCTCCATACCACGATGACTGTTCCTTGCCCTCTGCCCAAGTGTAATACTCCATAATCGGTACCATTAAGAATACTTTTTTGTCAAGCGCGGCTGCAGCATGAGCCACCGAAGTGCATGATGTAATCACAATATCCAGATTGCTTAAACACGCTATTGTATCGTCGAAAGTTTCTAACTCGTTTTCCAAGTTGATAATATCAGGATATTGAGCAAGAATAGCAGTGTTTTCCTTTTGTATAGAGTATTTTGTAAACTTACTTGGCACTATATCGTATAGTTGCTCAAGGGAGATAGAGCGATGTAAATCCTGCTCATATAGCGGATTACCTGACCAGCGTAAACCAACTTTAACCTCACCAGTTAATCTTTTTGCCCATTTTGTATTATATTTGTCATCTGGTATCAAATATGGCCCGTACCATAGTTCATTCGCATCTAAATCAAGAACTTCTGGCAACGACATTGCCGGCGTCCAGTAATCGTAGTCAGTAATGTTTTTAATGTCAGAGGTAAACTTTGCATAGTTTTGAGTAGTTTCGAATGGCAACTTTGAAAAAACTGAAGCCATACCTTGGCAAGACGCAAACGATGCTTTCATTCCCCTATCGTTTATATGTTTCACAAATCTGGCGTTGATTATCTCATCGCCAATGCCCCCTTCACCCACAATCAAAATATGCTTTCCAGTATTTGTCGTGCCGTCCCATTTTGGAATAGGGTAGTTATGTGTGTCTGCTCCAAATACTCGCAACTGGCGCCCAAGCGATAGATATTTCATACCTAACTTGAACTCGCCATCTTTAAATAAATGTGCTGCCAAGTTAAATCTAACGGCTGATTCTTCGCGTTTGTCGAATTTCCAACTTTCATCATCCAGTTTAAGTAGCAGTTCCTTTGCTTCATCCTTTTGATTACACGCAAATAATGCCGCAGCAAGATCTAACTTTATATCTAATCTTTCTGGGTGTATCCTACATAATATGTCGAAACAGTTGCGAGATTTATATGGTTCATTGGCATTTAGATAGCACTTGCCCAAGTTAAATCTTATAGCATCAGCAGCATCGCCAGTTGATGCTCCCAATGCCATTTCTCCATAATAGATCGCATTATTGTAATCTTTTGCTTTGTAATAGCAATAGCATAATACATCAAATCCAGCGGTATTTTTTGGTAAAATATCAATAAAATCTTGTACGAATGCGGTTAACCTTTCATGCTTATCAACCCTGGCATACAGGTCTGCTATACGATAAAATGCTTCTAACTCATTCATCTTTTAATACTACCATTGTGAACTCAACATCAACTATCATATTATTTTTCTCTCGTAGCATTGTAGCAAAATCTATTTCTTCCTGTGAACCAGGTTTCATATCTACTAACAGATACTGATATTTTGGATCTATGTTATACTTAAATTTTACAATATCGTAATCAACATTGTAGTTTTGTCCAAGTCTTGACGATGCGTCACCAGTCTCAATACAATATTTGTTGTATGCTTTACTGAATAATTTCATACCCTCAATAGTAATTGGCCGACGGTGAGTAGGATCATTCAAAAAACAATCGTGTCGATGGTGTGGAACCACTATATCAATGAAAGTATTTGGCTTACATACACGATACATTTCTTGTATAAACTTAAAAAACCCCTCACCCAAATGTTCCATGACATGGTGGGCAATGATGCCATCGACAGAGTTATCTGGAAACGGCCACTCGCCAGTAATGTCAAAGTTATAATCTGGGTTACACAATGGATCTAAATCAACATTTAAATACCCATCATATTTTCTATAGCCTGCTCCAAGATGTAGCTTCACATATTTCTCCAAATTTCATAATTCGAATACTGTTGAAACAAGTCTGGTGGAATAATCGGCTTACGCTCAATGAACTCTACTTTTTTGCGAGTTGTATGTAGTCCAGCCAGCTGAACTTCATTATCAAATTCATCGTAAGATGCTTCAACATTGTCGAAATCATGTTTAAAATATGGAATGTCAATGAATTTATAAATCTCTTTCATTACCTGCTCTGGTCGTTTAGCAAGTTTGTCATACTCAAGTATGTATATATTTGACCGCTCATTTGAGGTCAATGCTTGCTTTAATCCTTCAAACGCAAAGCCAACCGATCTGCTTGAACTCATCAACGAGTTGGATCGTGTATAGACATTGATATTCTCATCAGGGGAAAACATTGAAGTCGTTGACAACGCATTTTTTCGCACCAATGTTTCAAAACTATCAAGTATCCATTGTACTGATCTCACGCAAACAATCATTTTAAAGTTTGGGTCTAACTCTTTTAGCAATGGAGTAAGTAGTGTATACCCTCTATTTGTGTCAAAAATAATCGGCGCTTCTTTATCTGCATAATAATCTTGAACTATCCCTTGAATAATTTTCTTCCTTGTTTGCTCAGGGCACTGTAGTCTATACCCACCTTGTGCTGAAGATTCTTGTATAATCGCACGCATAAATCTGGCAAGTGGGCCGGAGATTGATGCGTAAAAATCTGGATTTTGATTTAAAATAGTAGAAAGGAGAGTAGAGCCAGATCGTGGGAGACCTGATATGTAAAATAGTTTCTTATCCATTGCTGATGTAATACCTTACTTAGTGTGAAGATATTTAGCGGGCGATGAGTTCTGCGAAAAAATTGTTACTCAAATATTCTCTGGTGTTTCAAGTAATCTAAAATTTTGAACTAACCCCATATCAAATGAATGAAATAGCCAAGGGCGAAACAGTATTCCCTGACCTGGTTTCAACTGATAGTTAACCGTTAAATCCCATTCAAATAAATTATGATAGTTAAAGTTGTACCCTTGCAATGCGTTTTCAACCCCAGATTTGTGCTCGAATAAGTTAAATGTTGATTCCTGTATCGCAACTGCAAATACCCAATCATTGGTTGTCTCAAAAGATTCAAAATGGATCATCAATCTTGGAATTCTAAACTTACCAGAAGTTGGATCAACTGCCAGTTTCATACCAGTAGCAGACGAAAACATATTATTCGCGTCTGGTGGAATCATATTGAAGTTTGGAATTTCTTTACCATACTCGCAATCTTCGTATTGTAGTGTGTACAATACTGATTCGAGTTGTTTTGCCGCGTCTTTGGTGTAGAAACCATCAACCGTTATAGTTTTAATAATAGACATCTATTATTTACCTAACGGTTGATGGTAGTACGAATATTGCTGCTCAAAAATATAAGATTTGAATATTTTTAACTTATATTAAAATTGCGGCAGTGTGATAGATCCCACCCGCTACCTGTGCCCAGTTAGTAAGAGTTCCGACTTGAACTGGGGATAATTTGCTGACCGTAGTTCCGATACCGAGTTGACCGTAGGGGTTGTATCCAACCGCCCAAAGCGTACCATCTGTCTTGACTGCGGCAGTGTGATAGATCCCACCCGCTACCTGTGCCCAGTTAGTAAGAGTTCCGACTTGAACTGGGGATAATTTGCTGACCGTAGTTCCGATACCGAGTTGACCGTAGTTGTTCCGTCCAAACGTCCAAAGTGTACCATCTGTCTTGACTGCGGCAGTGTGATGGACCCCACACGCTATCTGAGACCAGTTAGTAAGAGAGCCGACTTGAACTGGGGATGATTTGCGGACAGTAGTTCCGTCACCGAGTTGACCGTAGAGGTTGTATCCACACGTCCAAAGCGTACCATCTGTCTTAACTGCGGCAGTGTGATAGACCCCACACGCTATCTGAGACCAGTTAGTAAGAGAACCGACTTGAACTGGAGATGATTTGTTGACAGTAGTTCCGTCACCGAGTTCACCGTAGAGGTTGTTCCCAACCGTCCAAAGCGTACCATCTGTCTTGACTGCGGCAGTGTAATAGCCCCCACCCGCTACCTGTGCCCAGTTAGTAAGAGAGCCGACTTGAACTGGGGATGATTTGTTAACCGCAGTTCCGTC